GAGTTGGAAAAGTCTATACAGGATACAACATCGTTGACAAGGATGCTGCTGATCAGTGGCTAACTCGACCACACATTCGTGTGGCAACACCAGACGAAGTTGCAAAGGCATTCGGTAAGTAAGTATGGAGATATTGAGGGTTCCGTCAAGCACATTTGAATATGAGATAACTGGCCTAGCGCCAGGAGAATACTCATATATCCTGACTGACTTGGCGGACCGCTCAGTAACAACAGAAGATTTTTCTATAGAATTAGTCACAGATGTTGTGACAGTAAACATACCATCATCTATTGATGGTGAGTATGAGTTATCAGTTTTAGGAGATTCATCAGTTTTTCTAACTGAACAGATATCCGTAGTTAGACCATATGTAGACCCAAATACATTGGGTACTACTGCTTCAGAGATTGAAGAGTATAAGAATTTAGAAATGGCTGCACGTTCAATAATTGACACCATTATAGTTAATGGTTTTTATAATCAAAAGTATATTGTTCAAAGGGCAGCAGATGGATCAGATTATTTTTCAATTTGGGAAACAGTTAATAAAGTTTTAAAGGTGTACGAAAACAATACTTTAATTTATGATATTGATACACCAGAAACCAATGAGTTTGATTTTAGAGTAACTTTAGATAATTCTGCAATAGAAAGAGTAATTGCGGAGACGTATAATAGATCAGAACAGGGTGTGCAACAATACCCAAGAGCATTTGGTGATTTAGGACATTCGGCTGGATCTTTAGCGGTAGGATTTCCAAGAGGTTGGGACTATACCTTTGTATTTGATATTGGATATAAGACAGTTCCTTCAGATGTGCAGTATGCAACTAAACTACTTATTGAAGATATTAAGTGTGGAAAGTTAGATTATTATACACGCTACGTTACATCTTATAATTCAGATCAGTTTAGAATACAGTTTGACAAGTCAATGCTTGAGGGGACTGGCAACATGATTGTTGACAAGATTTTGGATAAGTATCAGGTTACAATTCCTAAGCCAGGAATAATCTAATGCAATGCGAGGGAAAAGATTTTATGTTCCCTATGCAGGTAGATGTTTTTTATCCTACCGTTGAGCAAGGCGCATATGGCAATGTTAAAAAGCAGTGGATGCTAGATAAAACTATTGCATGTCATTTTACTACAGCAGGGCTCAAGACTAAAGAAGAAATTGTTCCTAATGTCAACATTACGCAAGACACCCTATTAATCGGTAGAGTCAAGTCTGATATCAGAGTATCTAACTTAGACTCAGGAACATCTTTGACAAATGTTGTTCTAACAAACATCCAGGATCGTAACTGCAATAGTATTTATATGGAGACATCTGGCGTTCGTGCTGGCAAGCCAACAATTTTTGAGGTAGCCTCACAAGAACCATTTGTTGGTCCATTTGGTAGAGTAGAGTATTACAAGTTAGTACTACGTCGTTCTGAAAATCAGGCGGTAGATATATGATAGCGGTAAGACTAAACGATAGCACACTTATGAAAAGTCTTAATAACATAATTGACTATTCTGTTGGTTTTTTAGATGGAATTCAAAAGGGCAAGCAGGTCTTTCTTAAAAATTTAGGTAAAGATGTAACGGAGTTTTTGAAAGAATACATTGATGCTAGTGCTAGAGTAAATCCATCTAGGTTACACCACATCTATGAATGGTATCAAACTGGTAGTCCAAATGCTAGATTGTTTGATATTGATTATACTGTTAGCAACCTTGGCTTATCCTTTAAATCAACTTTCTCTCAGTCTAGAACAATAAAGAATGGTTCACGTGTGCCATTTTACGACAAAGCAAAAATTATGGAAGAAGGAATTCCAGTAACTATAGTTCCAGTTGAGGCAAAAGTCTTAAGTTTTGAAGTTGATGGAGAACAAGTATTTACAAAGGGACCAGTTACCGTAGATAATCCTGGCGGAGATACACAGGGTGGATTTGAATCTGTGTTTGATCAGTTCTTTAGTCAATATTTTACTCAGGCATTTTTACGTAAGTCTGGTGCTTTATCAGAATTAGAAAATGCACAAGTGTATAAAAATAATTTTGCTGCTGGTTCAAAGCAGGGGAAGAGAAAGGGCATTGAGACTGGCTATCGCTGGATTGCAAATGCAAAGGTATCATAATGACATATGGCGAAATCTGGACAGAAGATTCTACCGCACTAAATACACCAGTTTTATGGATCAACAAGTATTTGCAGGAGAAGGTTTCTGAAATATTTTCTGCAGGAACCAATGAAAAGGCATCGTTTCCATTTTTCCCATCTACACCATCAACGATTAATGATTTAACAGAATATTTTGGAGAAAGCACCCAAGGTGTAGCAGCAACTTGGGATAGGCTCATTAAAATGAATAAAACAAGTTTTCCACACATTAAGTGTGAGCAAGTTATGTATTATTTTTATGCTACTGGAGAGAACCCAATAGAAAAAATGATTAGAATTCAGGAGTCTGTTTTTAGACTCATGGACCGCCTAGATGAGTCTGCGGAAGAGATCAACAACTGGGCCAGAAATAGACAGATTAGGCTAGATGCTAATACCGTAGTTGATTGTAAGTTCTACTTCCACAACTTTAAGGTTTACCAACTTCAGGAAACCAGAGATATTATTGACTTTGGAACAGCCCGTACATATGGTGGAAATAAGATAATTATTGATTATGATTATCACCATTCAAATACCTCAATGACTAATGCTGATTGGACCCCTGAGCCTAAACTAGCCACAAAAATCATCCTATAACTCATAATAAACGCTGTTATAATTGGTAGTGAGGAAACAAACGCCTTTATTTCAAACAGAAAAAAGAGGTGAAAACTATGGCATATACAAGAGGTAACAGTTCTCAGATTATCGTTGGAGCAGCAGCGCTGTTCACATACGAGGCTGGCGAACTAGCCGCAGCAGACCTACCAGCATACGTAGATGGTGATTCTTTCAAGGATACACTTTCAGACGATGCAGATTTCCGTAATATCGGATATACATCAAATGGTCTCGAAATTACATTCCAACCAGACTTCGCAGAAGTTTCAGTTGACCAAGTCCTTGACGCAGCAAAACTGTTCAAGCAGGGAATGCAGGTCAGCCTTGCAACATCATTTGCAGAAGCAACTTTGGAAAATCTTCTCTTCGCTATCGCAGGCGCAGAAGGAGATCTTACAGGTGGTGGAACAGTGCTCAACATGTCAGCAGGCGAAATTGGCGAATGTCCAGTAGAGCGTGGTCTTGTTGCAGTAGGACCAGGTACAGGTGACTGTGCTGAAGGTTCAAACTTGGAGAGAATCTATACAGCATACCGTGCACTTTCAATTGAGAGCGTTACAGTATCTGCTAAGAGAGATGCAGCGACAATGTTCGATGTAACTTTCCGTCTTCTTCCAAACAATGATGGTTCATACGGTAAGATCGTTGATCGTACAGTAACAGCCTAATACAATTTAATATAGGATTGGCCCAGACCGTAAAAAGTCTGGGCTTTTCTATTTTTCTTTTGGTATACTGTTTAGATGGCAAAAGAAGTTTATAAAACTGGATATGTAGAAGACATCAACGGAAATGTTATAAAAGTTTATCCACTTAAAATAAAATATATGAGAGAGTTTATGGACAAGTTCGTTCTTGTCTCTCAAACTGATGATCAAGATGAGGCCTTAGATCTAGTCATAGACTGTGTATTTATTGCCATGCACCAGTTTGCACCAAATGTTTATTTAAATAAAGATGTTATTGCAAATAGTTTCGATCTAAAAACATTGTACAAAATATTAGAATATGCTGCAGAAATTAAAACATCCAACACAGCAGATCCTGGTGTAGAAAATAAAGATGGAACTACGTGGGCAGAAATAGATTTACCAACGCTTGAGGCAGAGGCATTTTTGACGGGAATATGGAAAAACTTTGAAGAACTAGAAGACTCTATATCTATGCCAGAACTTACGCTATTGCTATCAACTAAAAGAGACTTAGAATATCAACAAAAGAAGTTTGATGCTGCTATGCAAGGTGTAAATCTTGATGAGCAAAGTGATAAGTCTAACGCTTGGGAAGAAATGAAGGCTAGAGTATTTAGTGGTGGCAAGACGTCTGATGCAAATGATATTGTTTCTTTTCAAGGTCCAAAAGCACAGAAAGCAGGATTTGGTATTGGTATGGGACTAGATTACGAAGATTTGACAAAATAAGCGTATGTTTCATGCTATAATTAGTAATGTCTAAAAATGGAGGAAAAATGACAACAACAGTATATGAAGCAAATAAAGTAACTCTTATGGACGGTACAGAACTTGAACTTAAGCCACTAAGCGTATCTTTGCTTCGTAAGTTTATGAAGACCTTTGACAAGATTGCAAAGGTAGCAGATGATAATGATAAGTCAATGACAGTTCTAATGGAGTGCGTACAAATTGCACTAGAACAATATAAGCCAGAATTGGCAAAGGATGCAGCAGCGTTGGAAGCAAATATTGATCTTCCAACAGTATATAAGATTGTGGATGTTGCTTCTGGTATTAAACTAGGTGAGGATTCATTCTTGAATTCCGCACTTGCAGCAAATGCTTAATAACAACTAAAGAGGTGAGAATGAATGTCAGATGTTAATGCTAATATCAGCGTTAATATTGACACGTCTGCAGCCCTAGGTGAGTTAAAAAACCTACAGCGACAGATCTCACAATTTCACAATCAGATAGCAAAATCGTCTGCATCGGCAACGATAGCACAAAGAAACCTGCAGCAAGAATTTCTTAATTCTATAAATGCTACGGGTCAATTTGCTGCTCGAATGCAGACAATAAAAACATCCGCTGAGTCATTCACAAATTCACTTGAGAAGAATAAATTCTCAATGCGTGAATACTTTAGATACGGAGTAGCCTCCTCTAAAAATTTTGGTAAAGTCTTTAAGACTGAGTTTGAAACCATTAACAAGGTTGCTGAAGAGCGTGTAAGAAGATTACAGACACAGTATATTAAGATGGGCAGAGATGCCTCTGGAGCAATGAAAGCAATTGCTGTCACACCACTTGCTCTTGATATGGAAAACCTTGGCACCAAGACAATGATGGCTGCTCAAAAGCAGCAGTTGTTTAATCAACTTTTAGCACAAGGTACAACAAACTTAATTAATTTTGGTAAGAATACACAGTGGGCTGGTCGACAATTGATGGTAGGTTTTACAATACCATTAAGCATTTTTGGTTCCACGGCATCTAAAGTATTTATGGACCTTGAAAAACAAGTTATTAGGTTTAGAAGAGTTTATGGAGATCTTCTCACACTTCCATCAGAGACAGATGCAAACCTAACTTTTATTAGAGGACTTGCAGAAGAATTTACCAAGTATGGTGTTGCAATTGCAGACACAATGTCTATTGCAGCAGATGCAGCAGCAGCAGGCTTTCAAGGACAAAAACTTGCAGATCAGGTAAAGGCTGCAACTAGACTATCCGTGCTTGGCGAGGTGGATAAGCAGCAAGCCCTTTCAGCAACAATTGCAATACAAACTGCATTTAAGATGAACAGTGATCAACTTGCTGAATCAATTAACTTCCTTAACGCAGTTGAAAACCAATCTGTTGTTAGCCTGCAGAATTTAACCGATGCTATACCAAGAGTGGCTCCAGTTATTCAAGGTCTTGGTGGAGATATTAAAGATATGTCAGTATTCCTTGCAGCAATGCAAGAGGGTGGTGTAAATGCAGCAGAAGCAGCAAACGGTTTAAAGTCAGCATTGGCATCTATCATCAATCCAAGCAAGGCTGCAAGAGAAATGCTTCAGGGCGTTAATATAGATATTGATGCTATTGTTTCTAAAAATGAAGGAAACATTATGCGTACGGTACTTAATCTTGCAGATGCAATGAAGGAATTAACGCCACTAGCAAGACAAAGAATTTTAGAAAAATTGTTTGGAAAGTTTCAATTTGCTAGAGTATCTGCATTGTTTGACAACGTTGCTAGATCTGGATCTCAAGCAGCAAATGCACTTGAACTTGTTAAGATGTCATCACAAGACCTTGCTGCAATTGCAAACAAAGAATTAAATGCAATTGAAGAAAATTCTGCAACTAAATTTAAAGCAGCAGTAGAATCATTAAGAGCATCTATTGCACCAGTTGGAGAAGCATTCTTAAAGGTTGTCACACCAATTATTGAGTTTTTTACAAAGATAGCAGATAAGTTTAATGGATTGTCTGACGGAACTAAAAAAGTAATTACAACATTAGTCACATTGTTTGCAGGAGTTGGTCCAGTTGTTTTAATGCTTGTTGGTTTGATAGCAAACTTTGCTGGACAGATGATGAAATTGTTTGGAATAATTAGAAATGGCTACTTGAAACTAACTGGACAGTCAAAATATTTAGGAGAGCAAACACAATATTTAACAAGTGAGCAAATGCAGGCAGAAGCAGTAGCCCACTCACTTGATCAGGTTCACGCTAGACTTACACAACGCTTTACAGTTGAAGCAGATGCAGTAAATAATTTACGTAATGCTTATCTTTCCGCAGCCGCTGCTTCTGAAAGGTTTGCATTTAATAATCCAGGAATGATGGTTCCACAGTCTAGACAGCCAAAAAGATTTGCAAATGGTGGCATTGTTTCTGGACCTGGAGGACCTAAAGATGACATGGTTCCAGCAAACCTTTCAAATGGAGAAGTCGTTTTATCTGTAAACACTGTAAAGAAGAACCCTGGAATTGTTGCTGGGCTGCTTCAGGGTAGAAAGATTGATATTCCTGGATATGCAAAAGATCCAGGTTCAGTAGTTGGTGGATTAGAGTCTTTAGGTATAGGAAATCTAAAGAAGCAATTAGGACTCTTTAAAGCACCATATTCAGTATTAAAGCAAAGCAAGACTCTTTCATGGGATACACTTGCTGATGAGTTAGTTGCTGTTACTAATGCTGCACAAGAGGCGCTTGATGCTGTTGGAGAAAATGCAGATAGAGCAGCAAAGAAAATTGGAAACTTAACTAGAAAGCAGGCATCACACATTGCTCCAGATGTTTCTAGTATGGATATTGGTGGACAAGATATTGCTATTAAAAATTGGAGAGCAGAAAATCTTCAAGCAGATCTTGGATATGTTAATAACTATATAAATGCATTACAACAAAACAAAGATGTTTTAGATAACTTCTCTAAGTCAAATGTAGATGACGCTGCTATTAAATTAGGAATTTCAGTAGAAGAAGTACGTGGTGAGGTTGAAAAGTTTAAGGCAGGTATACATCCAACAACTGCACAAGCAGCGGGTGTATTAAGAGAAATTGCCAAAACAGATACTGGGTATCAGGCTAAAGCAGCGGAGGCTGGTCTTGGAGTTAGACTTTCTGGTAATTACTATGATACATTAGAACAAAGAGCATATGACTCTGCTCTAGATCCAAGGTCAGCACAAACTGTAGAGCGTAAAGTTTCTAAGTTAAGAGCAGTACTAGAACAAAGAGGATCTCAACTAGGAAAGGCTGCAGTAACAGCAGTAGCAAAGGGAGCACAAACTGCATCTCCATCAGAGTTTACGGAAAAAGTAGGTCAAAATATTTCTGAAGGACTAATTGTTGGAATGAATAAAAAGGCTCCAGAAGTTAAGGCAGCAGCACAAAGAATTGCACAAGGGGCCCTTGATGAATTTGAACAAACTTCTTCTGGTTTATTAGTTCCAAAGGGTTCAGGTTCTAGTGGTTCAAAATCATCTCCAGTATTTTTGGGAATGCCATCAGTGCCAAAGAGACAGTCACTAAGACAAAGAATCTCCAACCGATTTGAAAATAGTAAAATGAGAGCCAATGCTCAAGCAATCTCAGGCGGAGCAATGAAGTATGGAATGGTTGCATCAGGTGTAGCAATGGGTGCAGCAATGATGCCTGGACAGGTAGGACAGTTTGCACAAAGCCTAATGCCTGCTATTATGGGGCTGCAAACATTTGCAATGCTTCTACCAATGCTTACTAATCCAATAGGATTAGCAGTAGCAGGAGTTGCTGCACTTACCGCTGGATTCTTATTGGCAAGAAAAGCACAAGATGACTATGTCAAGAAATTGAATGAATCTGCAAAGAAAGAAGCAGAAATACGTCAAGGATCTGTTGGATCTCTACAGTCTTATGGAGCATTTATTGGCGATGGTGGATTGCCTTCAGATAGACAGTTTAATAGAGTTGGAAATGAAAGATTTATCAGTGCAGATAAAGCAAAACTTGCAAAGTTTAGAGACTTCTATGCAAACCAGGGTGCTGGAGATGCAGCAGTTCTAAAAGCAGCAAAGGGCAAAGGCATTGAGCAAGCGCTTACTGCAACAGTTAAAGATATCGCAAATAGAATTGCTGTCAATGGTTTAGATCCAGCAGACATCGCAGCAAATATAAAAGCAGCAACAGAACAAAGCGGTGCAAATGAACTAGAGGTAAAGGCTAGACTAAATAAGATTTTTGCTCCTAATGGAGACGACATCTTGAGTACACCACTAACTCTTGACGTTCGAATGAACTATCTCGGTGCTGATGTAAAATCTGTTGGAGAACAACTAGATCTTCTTATTCCAAAGATTAAAAAGGTAAGCGCCCCTAGCCTATGGGATAAGTTTAAGGCTGGATTCTTGGGTGATATTACAGGTGCTGGAGTTGGAACAGCAATGTCAGGAATCCAGGAAAAAGAAGATAAATATATTGCCAATCAAAATAATGTTGCCAGTGTTACAAATACGCTAGCACTTAATTTTGAAAAGCAAAGACAGTCTTTAGCACTACTTAATGCAGCATATGTTGACGGTACAATATCTCAAGAAGAATATAACGCTAAGCATGCTGTAACTATGGCTAACTTTAATTTATTACAACAGTCTTCTGCTAAGTATATTAAACAACTTAATGAAATTGATTCTTCTGGAGAGTTAGCAGGAATGGCTTTGGAAGATCTTGCAAATACACTTTTAGCACCGTTTGAAAAAACAAATAAAAAGGTTGCTGGTCAGATTAAGGGAATCTTAAAAGCAATGCCAAAGAGTGTGCAAACAGAAATTTTAATGAATTATGCTAGAGGAAGTTTAACTGAGACTGATATTCTGCAGATGGACCTAATGCTTAAAAATCTTTCTGGCAAAACATATGAAGAAAAGATTGCTTTTATTGCAGATATTCCAAGTTCTGAAAAGGGACTTAGAGCAATGATGCAGTTGCGTGTAGAATACGAGAGATTAACTGTATTACAAATTGAAAAGATTAATCAGGATTCTATCAATAAAATTAATCGTGCAAGAGGTGGCAAGGCATTAAATCTTGGTGCTAGCGTAGCCTATAATGCACAACTTGATAAAATTGCTGGAATAAAGAAGGAACTAGATAAATTAAATAAAGTTAAGCCAGATTCACCAACTGTGAATGGTACAACAGGAATCAACGATGCTGGATCCAAGGGTAATGATCCATATGCATTTATTGATGGGTTACTAAAGAGATTAAAAGAAGTAAGAAAAGCATCTATTAATGCAACTGGAGGAACCAAGGAGTTTATTGCCCAATTAAAGGGTAATCTTACTGGGTTTAAGGGAACAGAAGAAATGCTTAGACTTGGTGGCGCAACAGAAGGCTTTATCGAGATTATGCGTGGAATTGATCCAGCAGACTTTAAGATTCTCAATAAAAAGAATGCACTCTATACATTTGGAAAAGATGGAAAGGTAGTTTTTGGAGAACTTGGCGATGCTATTAATAAGTTTGCTACTGAAATAGAATTGGGAGATTTTGTAAATACCCAGCAAAAAATTAAAACTAATGCAGGCGAGCAGGTTGAAGCATACAAGAAACTTTCAGAGGCTGGTGTATCTGCTGCCAAGATTACAGAGATACTTGGGAACGAAGCGCTAACTGCTGCAGTTGCAGTAGAAAAAGTTGGAAGTGCAGATTGGAATAATTTTATTTCAGGTGCTAAGCAGGCAGATTCTTCAGTTAAAGAACTTGCAAAAACACTTAAGATTTTAGCATTCAGAAATGAGCAAGAACAAGAAACATCAACCGATAGAATGAATGAATATTTTGCTGCACAAGAAGCAATTATCAAGCAGCAAGCAAGAGCAGACTTTACTAAACTAAGAGGATACTCTCCAGAGCAATATGAGCAATTAATAAAAGATCAGCAAGACATCATTGACGGAATTCAGGAAGAAATTGATGCTGAACAAGAAAAGAATAATGTCCGTCAAGAGGAGATTGATCGATACAGTAGAGGCCTTGAACTTATATCTAGACAAGAGAATAAGATAAATGAGTCATATGATAAACAGTTTGAAGCCATTGATTCTCAAATCTCTGCATTAGAAGAAGTTGTAAAAATTAATGATCAACTAATTGATCAACAAAAGCAACAGACAGATTTGGCTGGTGCGCTTTCCTCTGGAGATATCGGAGCAGCAGCAAAAATTGCTCAAGACATGAGGGCAACTGCTGCCAAAAATTCTCAAGAAACATTTATTAGTAATCTAGAAAATCAAAAGAAAAATCTAGAACTTAAGAAAGAGCAAGAACTTAAGAATATACAGGTAGAGATTAATGGTCAGTATTATACTAGAACACAGTTACAGGATGCAATTATTGTTAAAGAAGATGAGATTTATTTATCTGAACAAACAACACTAAAAACATTAAACGATAAGGTTAAAGTTCAAGAAACAATACTTAAAGATATGCAGCGCATTATTGATAAATATAATAATGATATGACCAAGGCAATTAATAATGTTACAAATGCTGCTGGACAAACTAAAGCAGAGTGGGATTCAATCAATACTGTTATTGAAACAACTGCGGATTGGTTAGGAGAAGAGGGGCTGCTTGGATTAACAGATGACCTTGCAGATGCAGCATTGGATCTGGAGGCTGCATGGAAAAAGGTTTTGGCTGCAATTCAAGAAGCAAACGCTGCAGCAGCAGGAGCAGGAGGAGCAGGAGGCAGTGGAGGAGGAAAGAATCAAACTACTAAACAACCACCAAAGCCAGGACTTAACACTGAACAAACAGAACTCCTAAATGAAACATCTTCATATATTCAAGATCTAGTTAATGATGGGCAGATTGATGTAGCAGAGCAGGCAACCGTTATTATGATGAAAGAACTTGCAGACATCAAGCCTCTTGCTTCAATTGATATTGTCAATGCAAGAAAGCAGGCTCTTGGATATTTAAGTAAAGGCGGACTTGTTCCAAAGTATTTTGCAGCAGGAGGTTTTGCCAGAGGAACAGATACAGTTCCAGCAATGCTAACCCCTGGAGAATTTGTTATGAGTAAGTATGCAGTTAATGCCCATGGTGTGGATAAGATGAAGGCGATTAATAATGGTTCATCAGTTGGTGATTCGGTGTATACTTATAACCTAAGTGTTAATGTTAAGTCTGATGCTAATCCAAATGAAATTGCAAAAACAGTTATGGCTCAGATTAAACAAATAGATTCACAAAGACTAAGAGGGGTTAGACAATAATGACATCTGCAAACTATATGTTGGGAAGAAAAAAGTATGCACGACCACAAGGTATGCTGTGGGCAGATAATTCTGGCACCCTTGTAGATGGACTATATATTCCAAACGGATATGAAATTAACTCTAATACTGGATCTGAAACAGATGAAAGTACATTTAATCAATTCCTAATTTTATCTGATGATGGAAGAACTCCATTAGCCTTTACCCCAACAAGAATTGAAAAACGTGAGAGAATGATTAATGGCAGAATGAGATCAACACACATTGCTGATAAGTTAACACTTTCAACAAGTTGGTCAATGTTGCCTTCTCGTTCACATTATGTTAATCCAGATTTTAGTTCATTAGGAAAATCAAGTACGACTGAGTACACCTCTGACGGTGGTGCAGGCGGAGTAGAAATGCTTGACTGGTACGAGAATCATCAAGGTTCATTTTGGGTATATCTATCATATGACAAGTATGCTAATTTTGGTAAAGATGATAATGCGTATGGACATTTGGGACAATATAGCCAAGTCATAGAGATGTTCTTTGCAGACTTTTCATACTCTGTTGAAAAGCGTGGTGGTACCAATCATGATCTTTGGAATATCTCTGTTACGCTGGAAGAAGCATAATGTTTATAAACGATGAACTTAAAGATTTTTTGCAAACATCTTCTGTTGTTAGAAGTCAATCTGCTGTAATTGCAGAATGGAATATGAATATTGCAGATAATCTTAAAAAGATTGGAAATTATAGGTATAGACCAACAGATGAGGCAGGAACAAAGTATAAAAATATCATAGGTGCTTTTGATGATAATGACTCTGGTAACTATTATACTGGAGCAACAGATGCTGATATTACTATTGATGGAGGATTTGATGATTTAAATCAGCCAATTTCGTTTGCATCTAACAAAGAAAAAGTAAAGATGCTTTATTCTTTAGAAGATTGTTTTAAAAAATTTAGACCAAGATCTGGAATTAATAAAGCAAGTTTTTTAAATTCAAGATTTTTACATAATTCGAATATTGATATGGCAAAAAGACCAAGATACTACATGGCAGATAAAAATGACATATTTAAATACTGGACATCCTATAGAACTGAAGATAATAGTGAGCGTGGGATTGCAAATAAGTTAGTAAATGGCTCATATTTTATAGATGATGCTTCACCTTTTGTTGTTTATAAAAATCAGGTGCCAGCAAATAGAGTAGTAATTAAAATGCAGACAAATGTTGGCAGTGTTGATTTAGGACCTTTCAGAGGCTCATCAGGATCAATTTCAGATCCCCTATATGGAATTACAAACCAAACTACTCCTATAAAGTGGAAAGTTCAATATTTAGAAAATAATAACTGGGTTGATATGCTTACATTTAATCAGTCATCTACAAGAAGAGATGGAACACCAGTTATTAAATCAGATGGATATGTGGAGATTTCTTATGGTCTAATTGTTCCAGAAAGATATAGGGACTATTTTATTAAAGCGGAAGAATATAGTAACATTAACTTTTTGCCAGAACAGTCTATTAATGGTTATGCATACTTAATTAAAGAAAATGACTTAGATATTGGTACATATCATATTTGGTTTGATGGTCATTATGAATCATTTACTCCTTCCTATGGTTGGCATTTAGAAGAAGAGACAGTTGATAGACTAACCAATTTTGTAACAGATCTTACAAACCCAGTTCAATATTTAAATTCTTCAAGTGGCAATGTTTCTTATAGAGAGTTTGCATATATAGATGGTCTCCGTATTGTTGTAGATACCATGAACAAGGTTGACTCCACCTTTGATTTAATTGAGTTATCTCCAAGACTTGCCGTAGATCTATCAGATAAGGTTTCAGATTTTACAGTTAAAAAGACTGCGGGAGATTTAGGATCTAATGGATTACCAGTAGGACAACTTTTAGCCTCAACTGGATCTATATCTATTTTTGACTATGATGATGCATTCAATGAGCATAATACAAATAGCATCATTTCAAACTATGTATCAAACAATATTCAAATTAAGTTTTATGACATTGTTGTTAATGTGGATGGTTATGATTACTTTGTTCCAATAAAAACTATGTATTCAGAGGGATTTCCTCAAATAGTTACAGCAACTAAGGTTGTTCAACTACAACTAAGGGACATGTTTTTTTACTTAGAGTCTTTAACAGCACCACAAATGCTAGTTACAAGCGCATCGCTAAGTTATGCAATTTCTTTATTATTAGATTCAATAGGGTTTTCTAATTATGTTTTTTATAGAACTACAAATGAAAATGAGTTAGTTATTCCATTCTTTTATATTCCACCAGATAAAAGCATTGCAGAAATATTAAATGATCTTGCAGTCTCAAGTCAGACAGCAATGTTCTTTGATGAATACAATAATTTTGTTATGATGAGTAAAGAATATCTAATGCCATCTGAAGAGCAGAGAGACACTACTCTAACACTATACGGTTCAGATGACCAACAGGATTCTGGTGTTCTTGAAAATGAATCAACTTCAACAAATCTAGCAAATATTTTAGAAGTAGCATCAGAAGAAAAAGATGTGTTTAATGATGGAAAGATAACTTATACAACAAGGTATATACAAAAAACGTTTGGATCTTTAAAACAGGCAAGCATGATTGATTCAGATAAAACTTGGATATATAAGCCAGTTCTTTTGTGGGAAGTGGTTGGTTCAGATAATACCAAATCTGTCAATGCTGAGGTTTCTTCGCAGTCTAGTTATGTTCTTGGTGCAATCCCATTAAACTCTGCCCTATCAGATAGCGTTCCAACGGTTATTAACAATACCGTGATCAATAACACTATTGATCTTGGTGAAGGTGTTTATTGGTTAACAAGAAATTCTGGATATTTTTATGCTAACTCAGAAATTATTAAATACGATGCTGTTCAATATAATGTTGGTGGTATAGGCAATGTTTGGATTTCTAGTGCCCAAGAATATGAAAACTATTTTTCTAAAATAACCTTTAATGGAAAGATATACCCAACAGGATTAATTCGAATCTATTCTGAGCCTAACTATCAAACCATAGACGGTGTCTTCAAATATAAAAATGGAGCAGTAGCAAAGCATGGAAGAGGGCAGTTTGGCACTAGTATTGTGTCTCATCCTGCTGGTATTAGTTCCTACTGGTCCGACAATTCAAATGTTCGTGGCTGTGATATGAATTCGCAATATCTATTTTCTACAAATAGTCAGTCTAACCAGACAACACCTTATACTGTTGCAGCAGCAGGAGTAAACAATATATTAGCACAAAAATCAGTAAGAACTGGTATCATAAAGAATTTTCTTTCCAGCACATATATGACTGAGACTGAGGTTAATAGTCTAAAGTCTACACAAACTGGTACAATTCAGTCATCTGCTCTGATATTAGAAGGTCCGTCATTTAGCACTACTGAGTCACCGATTAACTTTTTATCCTATGTATATAAGCCTTTAACAGATAAGTTTAAACATTTCGGAACAAGAATGCGTATTGTTGGTAAGATCGAAAATAATGAAACTCGTGGACAAACCCCAATCGGAACATCAACCTACTATGTGGTGACTGGATCACAGCCAAACCAAAATATTAATATTGGTGGCGGAAGCGGTGGATTAGCCGTAATGCTTAATCCAGAAACAAACAACGGATATTATTTTGAAATAGTAGCACTTACAGAAAATAATATTAGTGCTTATACAGATACATCAGATGTTATTCACAATATTATTTTCTATAAAATAGCAAAAGATCCATCATCAGCCAAGGCTGTACCAATTAAGTTATGGGGAGGTCTTTCTAACATCATTGTTGATAATGGCAAGTTTACTGGACAATATCGCATGGTTGGAGAGCAAAACCCAACGGTATATGATTTGGCTGTAGAATACCAGGATATAGGTACAACAAGAAGATTCTACCTATACATTAATAATAAACTAATTACTAGCGTTGATGACACCAACCCATTGCCACTATACAATAATATGGCCCTCTTTACTCGTGGTGCATCAAAATGTATGTTTGAAAACATCTATGCGCTAAATAATAACTATTCTCAGAATACAGTGTTTGCACTGGACACACCAGTAATATCTGCAATTGAAGATTCTGAAATTAGTGCTAATGAATCATTTGGTAAATATGCTATGAGTGGAATCGTTCAGTCTACATATCTTTCTGGAATCAGCCCATCTGAGCCACCAAAATATAACATGTATTTTGATGAATTTGGAACTATCATGAGAGAGGCTGCATATTTTAATGTTCGTTATGACAAAGCCTATCCAGCAATATATGCAAAGATGTCTCCAACATTTAATAGAATTAAGGGGTACACTGTTTCTGGTTTTAGAGCAGGATCATATGGTGCGGAATTTTTAATATTTAATGCAACAGATACAGCGCTAAGCCTAGACGAAACAACTGGAAATTATCTTAGAATTCAAGGAGTCACGTTTACTCAGCAGTCACAAAACGAATTGACAGTAGATTCCTATTTTTCTAAAAATAGTAATTTTTCTAATACAGATTTTAATAATACAGAGTTTGTTAAATCACCCTTAAAAGCATTTCAGGACTATGAAGATATTAAAATAAGTAGACTAACTTATGGCAAAAAAGACTTTACATTAGATACCCCATATATTCAAACACAGGATGATGCAGAAGAAATCATGTCTTGGGTGATATCAAAAGTTTCTAAGCCAAGAAAGTCAATTGGACTTAGGGTCTTTAATCTTCCGATCTTACAACTTGGTGATATTGTCAATATTCATTATAAGAGTCATGACGGGGTAGATCAATTAGCACCACTAGACTCAAGATTTTTGGTATATAATATAGATTATTCTAAAACACAGGAAGGCTCAGATATGACTATTTATTTGAGTGAGGTTGTCTAATGGTTAGTGCAAATCCTAATATACCACAAATTGTGCCATCATCATCAAGCAGTGGTGTTAAAATACCAACAACTGACATTATCCTTTACAATGATGAGTCAACACCGATTGAGGTTATGACAGATCTTATATTTGAAAATATTGGTGGACAAGAAATTATTAATATTGCTAGAAATGATATTATTAATGGTCAGAGCGTAATCTATCAGCCTATTAAAAATTTAACTGGTATCAACTTTCAGTATAATCCTCAAAATATTTTGGGCTTGCAAAACACATCAGAAGAATACTTTAAAAAATTTCCAATTAAACTAGAAAACACTATCCCAAATGTTGGAACTGGTCCAAATGGTGAGACAGTATATATTGAGGCTTCGACTGGCAATCTTATTATTAATGTCATCAATTTAAACGAAGATGAGCAAGTTGAGGTAGAAATACTAGATAATGGATCAATCTTTAGTGATACAATATATGGGGTGGAATAAATGATAACAAATATTGGAAAAGGCATTTTGGCAAAGTATTTAATTGGTCAAGCACCAGCATACGCTTCGTATATTGCCATTGGTTGTGGAGCAACGCCAGTCAACTCTGACGCTGTGCTTGGAGACTACTCCGCAAAGTCAGCGCTTGACTTCGAGATGTTTAGGGTTCCTATAACTTCTAGGGGATACGTAAATGAAAATGGAGTATCTAAAATTGTTTTAACTGCTGAATTACCTACAGAAGAACGCTATGAGATAACCGAAGTTGGTGTATATTCTGCTGGATCTAATCCAATTGCAGGAGCATATGACAGTAAATCTATTTATGCATTTACGCAGGATGAAAACTGGGAACATCATACAACCGATACTGCAGGAGAAATTCCTATAATCTATCAGCCTTTAGACGGGGATAATGATGACAATATTATTGATCAACCTTACTCAGTGTTTCAAACAAACGCAGATAACAGAATCTTTACAAGTACAGAAAGAGTTGAAAGATATGAGAGATGCAGGTTCTTCAATAATACAGTTATGATGTCTGGGGATTCTTCAAATCTTTCTTTAGATGAAAATAACAAACTTGTTGTAAATTCTGGATCTGAGCATATTCATTTAACTGGAGCAACACTAGATTTTAATAAAAATGCACCAACAGATGAATTAAAATTTTCTTTTACATTAGCAAACAAGGATGGTCAATCAACCGCAATCCCTGATTCTGTACGTCTGCTTTTGCAATTTTCCTCTACTGATATTCATGGTACTGGAGAATACGCTAGATTTGAAGTTGTCCTAGATGCCGAAGATTTTGATTTTAATACAAATAGATATTTTGTTGCTACAAAACAGTTGCAGCAACTTACTAAGAGCACTGGTTTTACTTGGGCTAGTATCGATGTAGTTCAAATATATGCATGCGTTATAGACAATGGCTCACCGTCATCTGATTTTTATATTTGCCTAGATGCCATTAGATTTGAAAATACAGGAACCTCAAATCCACTTTATGGCCTTACTGGTTATTCCGTGGTAAAAAATGTTGATGCACGAACAATCATTAAATCAGCAAATACAACTAACTATATTGAATTTAGATTTGCAATGGATGTTCAATAATGGCTGACTCAGGCATTAAAAAGGTTATTATTCAAAAAAAGAATCTTCCATCTGTTTTTGGTACCGATAATAAGTATATAGTTAGATATCGTATTGTTTCAGAAGATCGTAACAGAGTATCACATTGGTCCCCTCAATATAAATTATCACCAAATACTGTTCAAGCAATTAACTATGCAATGTCTGTTGATACTAGTTTAAATATTATTACATTAGTTTGGGCACAGGTCCAAGATCTATCAGAATATGACATTTATGTTAAATGGGATGCAGAATCTTGGGAATATCTTGGACCCACATATAGCAATACTTATAGTTGTTTAATTAAAGAAGGAATTACAGAAGTTATGTTTGCTGTACAAGTGCCAACTTTTCCCAAAAATCGCTTTACTACGTCTACATTGTTTGAGACAGAATTAATGACCTTTTGATGGTATAATAGAATAATGGCAAAACTACCACTTCCAGAACGAGGACAACCACTAGATGTTTCATACATCTATCAATTAGCAAACGCTATAAACGAGTTGTCTACACAGATCTCTCCTGCTACCTATAAGTATGTTACCGTAGATACTGCTGGTGTCGGAAAACAAAGCGTAAAGGCTTCAGAGGCCCGAATAATTGGAGGGTATGTAGATGTTGTGTCAAGTGCAACCAAGAGTGCTGGAAATGAAGTTGGTTTCTCATATGATTTTGCAGCAGACTTTAAGTATGCTCCCGTGGTAACAGCAACACCAATTAATACTGGTGGCACTGATGCTGGTAAAAATGTGTCTGTTGTTTTAAAAACAGTTACAACATCAAAGGTTGAAGGAATTGTTAGGTTTAACTCTACTGGTGATCTATCTGTTGCAGTTAACATTATTGCCATTGGAATACCTAACTAATGCTAAAATGTACAAAATGTTTTAAGAATATGTTTGTTGATAGACAATATACTGCTGCTGGGCATATTGAGACATATTGTTTATACTGTGGATCAAGAAAATTTTTTCATCCACCAGAGGATTCAGAAGAGGGAAGATGGCTACTAAAAAAGGAACAACTGAGAGCGAAGGTTACAATCTCAAGCCTATAATTCCTGGAAATAAAAAGGTTTGGTTTTTAAATGGGGATTTGGTTAGAATTCATCATTTCAATAAATCTAATGGAATTATGTCTGTTTATAATATTACAAAGGATCAGATTGAAAGTTGTTTAATTAGTGATTTTAAAACCAAAAGGGAAAGAGCATATACAGTTGGACAAACTGCAGAGTTAGTAAATAGACACAAAAAATATATGCCAGATTTAATGAAACGTGGGGTAATCCCATTTCCTACTGGATCTCAAAAGGGTGGGGCTAGAGGATGGCAGGTAAGGTCTTATTACTCTGAGTCACAAGTACGAGAGATTCGTGATATACTTGCATCTCATCATATTGGAAGACCAAGAAAAGATAATTTAATAACAAATGATATTACGCCTACAAAACAAGAGTTGACACGTAGAATGGGCGATGGTATACTTACATATACGAAGACAGAAGATGGACGATTTGTTCCAATTTGGAATGAATCTATTTAACAAAGGGGTATAAAATGGAAGACACAAAAGTATCAGTTACACTAGGGTACACACTGAATTTAGGAAATTTTCAATCTCTCAGACTTGACCTTGGGGTCGTAGACTCTAAGCGTGACGGAGAGAACACGGATCAGGCGTTTGAGCGTGTATACAAGTTTGTTGAAGACAAACTGACAGAGAAGATCAAGGAAGCCCAATCGGAGGCTGCAGAAGGCTAATGGCAGAACGCAAAGACCGCATGGCTTTGCTTTCACGCTACAGCAAATATCATACTGCAAGGTATGAGCAAAAGCCATCATTAAATTTAAATGTAGAGCAATGGTCAGCAGATGCACTTATTGAGTCATATGGTATGAGTCAATGCTACGATTTGCTTGAGCATTATTTTAATGTTGCACAGTCTCCTTCATGGAACTATTTTGCATATAATACAGAAAAAATTTTACAGGCAAAAAGAGATAAAGAGCAGGATGATAAAGAGAGGGCAGAGCGAAGAAAAATGGCTAAGGAGTGGTTAAGTGAATAACACAGAAGCAAAACTAATTACTGCTGTACTTGAAGATAAGCAGGTTCATGTGTTGCTTCAAGCCAATGTCGATAATCTACTAAGAACTCATAATGATGTTTGGGCTTTTATTAGAAACTATTTTGAGCACAACTCTGCAGTGCCACCAGTTTCACTGGTCGTTGAAAAGTTTAGAGATTTTGATCCAGTATCTGGTGTTGGCGCTACCAAACATCATCTAGAAGAATTACAAACAGAATATTTAAATGATAGCCTGAAAGATATTTTGCGCTCTGCTGCAGGAGATGTACAGCAGGGAGAGGGAACCAAGGCTTTAGATAATCTTATTACACAAACCTCAGAACTTAAAAAGAATACTTCTGCAATTCGTGATATTGATGTGACTGACCTTGAGTCTGCAATCGCATACTTTGAAAATGTAAAAGAGCAACAGGCTTTAGGTAAAGTAGGAATTAAAACTAATCTTCCAGGATTTGATAACTATCTTCCTGCAGGAATTATGCCAGGGCAGTTGGGTGTATTTCTTGCATACCCTGGTATTGGAAAGTCATGGATGGCTTTGTATTTTGCTGTACAGGCTTGGAAGCAGGGAAAAACACCTTTAGTGATCTCACTTGAAATGTCTGAGACTGAAGTCCGTAACCGTGTGTTTACTATTATGGGAGAAGGTCTTTGGTCACATAGGAAGATTTCAAATGGTGAAATTGAATTAGATATGTTAAAGCAGTGGCATGCAAAAAACCTTCAAGGCAAGCCAGAGTTTCATATTATCTCAAACGATCAAGGTGGAGAGATTAACCCATCTGTTCTTCGTGGAAAAATTGATCAATACAAGCCTGACTTTGTAATTGTTGACTATCTACAGTTAATGGCTCCTAATCAGAAATCAGATAATGAAACTGTACGAATGAAGAATCTTTCACGAGAACTTAAACTCATGGCCATTGGTGAAGAAGTGCCTATTATTGCTATCTCATCTGCAACACCAGACGATGTGAATGATTTATCAACAGTTCCAACATTAGGTCAGACTGCCTGGTCTAGACAGATTGCCTATGATGCAGACTGGGTTATTGCTCTTGGACGTGGTACAAATAGCGATGTTATTGAGTGTGCCTTTAGAAAGAACCGTAATGGATTTATGGGTGATTTTCTTGTACAAGTAGACTTTGATAAGGGATACTATCGATATAAAGATTTTGAAGATAAGTAGTTATAATATGGTATGTCAAATTTTCATCATAAGACAATTAAGAGATTTTCCCTTAGCGGGATCATCCACGATGAATCGATGCTGGGTAGGTTAAAAGGTGAGTACACAAGACTACTTACTTCTGAAATGCGCTTGTCTGGCTATGTGCCAAGAATTGACATTGACCCAGATTTTACTATAGACTATAATGAGAATAAGAACTATTTTGAATTTGAAATATCACTACACGGAGTATATGCAGGGAAAAGGAAAAGCGAATGGATATTAGGGATAGACGTAAACAAGCCAATTTATATACAAAAGAGCAAATCAAAAGAGTCATTACAGGTTCAGGAATCACAGTAGAATCAGAAGTAGACTCAGACTATATAATTTTTTGTCCATTTCATAATAACAACCGTACTCCTGCTGGAGAAATTGATAAGAATAACGGGACCTTCTTTTGTTTTTCCTGCCACCATATTGCCGATCTTGTTGAATTTGTTATGCACACTTCAGGCAGAACCTACTTTGAATCAGTTCGTTTTATCAAAAGCAAAGAAACAGAGCAAGATCTAGAACGTGATATAAATCAGAAGTTAGTAGTAAAGCCAGACTTTACCCCATTTGACGAATTGATTATTAAAAGACTAAATAACAATTTGCTCAGTTCTGATAGGGCAAAAGATTACTTTAAGTATCGTAAGATTGATGCATCGTCTTGGTCAAAGTTTTCTTTAGGCTATTCTGAAAAACAAGATATGGTAACTGTTCCTGTACATAGTCCAGACGGTATGCCAGTTGGTTTTGTTGGTAGATCAATTGAGGGCAAGGAGTTTAAGAATACACCAGGTCTTCCAAAAGCAAAAACACTTTTTAATTTAAATCGTGTTAAGACAGCAGATAAAGTGTATGTAGTAGAATCATCATTCGATGCCATTCGTTTAGACCAGGTTGGATTACCAGCAGTTGCTACACTAGGATCTAATGTGTCTAACATACAAATAGAATTGCTTCAAAAATACTTCAATAATATTATTGTTATTGCAGATAACGATGAGGCGGGAGGAAACATGAAAGATAAGATAATTGAAAAACTTGGATCTCGTGTTTCCGTTATACAACTAAATAAACAATATAAGGATATAGGCGATATGTTAGATGAAGATATAAAAAAGTTGGAAGTCTCATTTGACAAAGATATCATCTCTATGCTAAACTAATATAACAATAACAAAGGAGAAATACATGAGCGTAATTAAGGGACTCAAAGATATTAATGCCCTGCTCGACAAGCCAAAATATGAAAGCACAGGACAAAAGGTTCGCTGGGTTAAACTAGCGGATGGACAGTCAGCAAAGGTTCGTTTTGTAGAAGAACTAGATTCTGACTCTGCAAACTATTCAGAAGCACGTGGTTTATCTGTTGTGGTTTCTGAACATACTAATCCAAAAGATTATAAGCGCAAAGCAGCATGTACCCAAGAGTCTGAGGGTCGATGCTTTGGTTGTGAGATGGCACGTAAGGAACCAAAGTCTGGTTGGAAGGCACGTCTACGTTTTTACTGCAACGTACTTATGAATGATGGACTTGAAGATCCATACATTGCTGTTTGGTCACAAGGCATTTCAAAGCAGTCGGCGTTTAACAATATTCGTGAATATGCACTTGATACAGGTAGCATTTCAAATCTTGAATGGAAGTTGAAGCGTAATGGTCAGGGAACTGAAACCAACTATACACTTCTTCCAAGCAAGCCAGATGCAGAGCCATTTAATTGGGATGGCTTTGAATTCTTCAACCTAGAAAAGGTTGTTCGTGAGGTTCCATATCCAGAGCAAGAAGCATTTTACTTTGGATTTGATACACCTTCTGTTACCAGCACCAACATCGACTGGTAATAGATGTCTTACGTAGGCTTACACGTACATACCCACTATTCCCTCTTTGACGGAATCGCTACTCCAGAAGAATACATTGACCGTGCAGTTGAGTTAGGGATGCCAGCAATTGCCATCACTGACCACGGTACTTTATCTGGGCATAGGGAACTGCACCGTATTGCAAAAGCGAAGGGTATTAAGCCTATACTTGGCGTAGAAGGCTATATGTGTCAAGATCGATTTGATACTAGAGATAAGTCTGAAAGAGACGGAGATCTAGATCTGGTCTATAACCATATAGTCCTTCTTGCCAAGAACAAGATTGGTTTAGAAAATCTTAATAAGATTAATGAGATTGCTTGGACAGAGGGATATTTCAAGAAGCCACGATTTGACTTTGAGGTTCTTGAGAAGTATTCAGAAGGTATTATTGTTACCTCTGCTTGTCCAAGTAGTGTGCTAGTAAAAGCACTTGAGAATAATGAATTCGCAGTTGCCAAAAAGCACATTGAATGGTTTAAGAGAGTATTCAATGACGACTATTACATCGAAGTAATGCCACACAACCCTGCTGAAATTAATAAGCAACTTATTGCCTTGGCAGATGAATTTAAGATTAAAGTAGTTGTAACACCAGACTGCCATCATAGTTCTACAGATCAAAAAGAGATTCAAGAATTTAAACTACTGCTTAACACACATGTTAAGATTGACAAAGAACATACATTTGAAAAGTCTAAGAAAAAAGAAAATATGATGGAGCGCTTAGACTATCTTTATGGCGAAGACCGTCAGATTACTTTTAATAAGTTTGATATACATCTTTTGACTTATGAAGAAATGAAATCTGCTATGGAGGCACAGGGAATTGATAGACCTGACATCTATGAAAATACTTTGGCCGTTGCTGAAAAAGTAACAGACTATGGAATTCAGGAAGGGCTAGACCTCCTGCCAGTGCAGTATAAAAATCCAGACAAAGAGTTAAAAGAACTTGCTTTAGCAGGATTAGAAGAGCGAGGTCTTTCAGACAACCAAGAATATCTTGATCGATTAGATGAAGAACTAAAAGTAATCAAAGATAAAAAGTTTGGTCCATACTTTCTTGTTGTTCGTAACATGATTACTTGGGCAAAAAAAGAAGGGATTATGGTAGGTCCTGGCCGTGGCTCTGCAGCAGGTTCGTTACTATGTTATGCATTAAAGATTACCGACATTGATCCAATTAAGCATAAACTTCTTTTCTTTCGTTTTATTAATCCAGAGCGAAATGACTTTCCAGATATTGATACCGATATTCAAGACTCTCGTCGTGAAGAAGTAAAAGATTATCTTGTTAGACAATATCGACATGTTGCGTCTATTGCTACATTTTTATCATTTAAAGATAAGGGTGTAGTTCGAGATGTTGCACGTGTTTTAAATATTCCATTATCAGACGTTAACAAAGTTTTGAAGTTGGTGGATACTTGGGATGAGTATTGCACATCTAAAACAACACGGGAATTCCGTGAGAAATATCCAGAGGTAGAAAAATATGGAGAACAATTACGTGGTCGTATTAGAGGTACTGGCATTCACGCTGCTGGCGTTGTCACTAGTAAAGATCCTATTTTTAGGTACGCACCGATGGAGACACGTTCTTCTACTGGTAGCGATGAGCGTATTCCTGTTGTGGCGGTGGATATGGAAGAGGCTGAAAAGATTGGTCTCATCAAAATCGACGCCCTTGGACTTAAAACTTTAAGTGTTGTAAAAGATGCTTTAGATATTATTAAAGAGCGAGAAGGAAAGTTGATAGATCCATTAACAATTCCTATGGATGATGCTAATGTTTATCAAATGCTTTCTGACGGATACACAAAGGGTGTATTCCAGTGCGAAGCAGCGCCATATACAAATCTTCTTGTTAAGATGGGGGTAAAGAATCTTTCAGAACTTGCTGCATCAAATGCTCTAGTTCGCCCAGGTGCGATGAATACAATTGGAAAAGACTATATTGAGCGCAAGCATGGTCGTCAAAATATTGGGTATACTCACCAAGTATTAAAAGAATTTACGGAGGAAACCTATGGCTGTATTCTTTACCAGGAACAAGTTATGCAAGCATGCGTATCGCTTGGCGGTATGTCCATGTCGGAAGCAGATAAAGTTAGAAAGATCATTGGAAAGAAAAAGGATGCTAAAGAGTTTGATGTTTTTAAGGACAAGTTCATTGAAGGTGCATCTCGTTTTGTTGCTCCTAATACTGCTCGTGATTTGTGGCATGACTTTGAAGCGCATGCAGGATACTCTTTTAATAAATCCCACGCCGTCGCCTACTCCACTTTATCTTACTGGACAGCATGGCTAAAATATCATTATCCACTAGAATTTATGTACTCACTATTAAAAAATGAAAAGGACAAAGATGCGAGAACTGAATATCTTATTGAAGCAAAGCGAATGGGGATTAGCATTAAACTACCTCATATTAATGATTCAGATATTGATTTTAAAATTGAGGGTAAGGGCATTAGGTTTGGTCTTAGTGGTATTAAGTATATATCCGATAAAATTGCTGAACGTTATATTCAGGGTAGACCCTTTAATTCATATGCTCAACTTGAGGAGTTTACTTTTACTAAAGGAAACGGAGTTAACAGCCGTGCTCTTCAAGCACTACGAATTATTGGTGCAGCGACATTTAATGATAACCCACGCAACGAGCAAGAGATTAAAGAAAATCTCTACGAATATTTAAATCTGCCAGAATTTAATATTACAGTACCTTCCCATTACCATGCATTCATTAGTCCAATAGAGGATTATGAAGAAAAGGGGTCTTTTATATTGATGGGAATGGTAAAGTCCATTAAAAGAGCAAAGGGATGGTCGAGAGTAGAAGTTCTTGATAAGACTGGCAGTGTAGGAATTTTTGATGATGAGAATACAACTATAGAAGCAGGAACATCTTATATTCTTCTGGCTAATGATAATAGAATTATTTCTGCTATACCAGTTGATCAAATTAAAGGCTCTACAAATGCAATGATAAAGTTTTTAAACTATAAGCAGTTGCCATTTAAAGATGAAGAAATGTTTGTGGTATCATTTAAACCTAGAGTAACTAAACAAGGGAAAAAGATGGCATCACTTACAGTTGCAGATACTGCAAGGAATCTGCATTCAATTACTGTATTTCCTACTTCATTTGCAAAGGCTTATATGAAAATTGAAGAGGGCACAGCATATAAATTTACTTTAGGTAAAACAAAAGATGGAACGGTTATATTGGAGGATATAAATGCTTGATAATTTAGCAATGGAATTACACAGGGTAGCAGTAACAAAAGGATTTTGGCCAGAGGTAGAAGATGTTGACGATATCTTTGTTGCAAAACAGTGTATGATGATTGTTTCTGAGGTTACTGAGGTCATGGAAGCAATAAGGAAAGATAAGGGCGAAGAAGAAATTACTAAAGAGGTTGCGGATATACTAATTCGTACACTAGATCTTTATGCTGGACTGGTTGAAGCAGGATACACAAGACTATCCCTGGACAATTCATTAGAAGAAAAAACTCAGTTTAATAAAACTAGACCAGAAAAGCATGGGGTAAGATTCTAATGTCTGTAACAGTTGAAGAAGTATTGGCTAACCTAAATCCAAAGTTGCGTAAAAATGTAATGTCAGGTGATCAAATACCAAAGACAGAGTATGCATCAACCCCTAGTTTTGGTCTTAACCGTGCCCTAAACGGTGGTTTACCGTATGGTCGTCAGGTACTAATTTGGGGCTCTAAGTCTTCAGCCAAGTCATCGCTATGTCTACAAATGATTGGTCTGGCACAACAAGAAGGAAAAATCTGTGCATGGATCGATGCTGAAATGTCATACGATAAAAAGTGGGCAGAAAGTCTTGGCGTGGATACTTCAAAGTTAATTGTTTCACAGGCTCGTACTATTAATGAAATGGTAGATGTTGGTGTACAATTAATGGAGGCGGGAGTAGATATGATCGTAGTTGATTCAATTACATCGCTGCTACCTGCAATCTATTTTGAAAAGGATTCTGATGAACTTAAACAACTTGAGAATACCAAGCAGATTGGTGCAGAATCCAGGGACTTTAGCAATGCTTGGAAGATGCTTAACTATGCTAATAATAAAGTCAAGCCTACTCTGCTTGTCCTTATTAGTCAGTCTCGTAATAATATTAGTGCTATGTATACTAGCCAGCAGCCTACTGGTGGTCAGGCTACTAAGTTTTATTCCTCTACAGTTATTAAACTATTTTCGTCAGAATCTGATAATCAAGCATTGAAAGGAAAGATACATGTTGGTGACAAACTTATTGAAGAAAAGATTGGTCGCAAAGTTAGATGGGAACTACAGTTTTCCAAAACTTCTCCTGCTTTTCAGTCTGGTGAATATGATTTCTATTTTAGAGGTGATAGTCTTGGGATTGACTCTATCGGCGATCTTTGTGATACTGCTGAGTCATTGGGCATAATTAATAGAACTGGTGCTTGGTATCAACTAGAGGATGGCACAAAAATTCAAGGAAGAGAAGCATTCATAAATAGACTAAGAGAGGACCTTGATCTTCAAGATATGATTAAGAAACAAATAGATGCCTAGTTATTCTGTTTATCGAGGCCATTTCCCCTGTCATACATGTAAAGAAGAAGTTACTACCTTAAGATTATATCCTGCTACACTTGAAGCCACATGGATGTGTAAAGACAAGCATCTTAGCAAAGTATCTTTTGCAACGAAAAAGAAAAGAGATTATGCAGAAAAAGAAAATAGGGTATAATGTAAATTATGAATAATTTTTTTACAATTGATACTTTTCCTGAGTATATAGAATTAAAAAACAAACAAGGTAAGGTTGCTGGAGAAGATTTTACCCCACAAGTTTTTAAAAATCTTTTATCTTTTGAAGAATGGTCATATATCAAAAAAGAATTTGACGAAATGCCAGATAGCGAAATAGATGTTCAAGGGTATTCTGGATTAGGAACTTTAAATTTTAGTATGTTAAATCGTGAAGAAACAATTGCTAAATTTGAAAAAATAGCAAGTGAGGCAGTTGGAGAAGAACTAGAAGTTTTAGATGCTGGTGGCACAAGATACAGCACTGAGTACGGATGGTATCCAAAACTCGCACCCCACTATGATGCAAGACCTACAGAGATATATATATTTGATTATCATGTGCAGTCTGATGAAGACTGGGGAGTTGTAGTTGAAGGTAAAACTTTTAATTTTTATGAAAATGAAGCATTGCTTTTTAGTGGCACTGGACAAGTTCATTGGCGAGAACAACTTAAATTAAAAGATAATTCAAGAACAGATCTTATATTTTTTTGGATGCAGCATAAAAAGCCAAAATTAATTTCTAAACAACATTCAGATATTATGAAAGAAAGAACAAAGTTAATTGTTGAGCATATTGAACCAATGCCAGGTTTAACCAAAGAAGATTGGTATAAACCAATTCAAATTTCAGATGCATCAGATAGATTTCCAGATTTCTTTAAAATAAGTATTAACACTGGCAATCCTTTAAAACACAATACAGTGTATAGATCATGCCTACATCAAGACGCTATTGATAATTTTTATAACAATAAAACAATATCAAAAGATTTAATTAATGATATTACAAGTTTAATGAAAAATATTTATACAGAACATAAC